ATGACGATGGTTGGTCATTGGATACGATGTCAACATTGTAACGAGGAAAGTTTGACAGCAACGTCGCTTGTACAAAACGGCTGCTGTTTCCATTGTTACATGAAAGGTAAAGGGCCAGGTGAATTGCGATGAAGACGTGTTTGAAGTGTAATTATGAAATGGATTTTAGAGAAGATGCCTGGCCAATGGAGATATCACCAGATACCTGGACAGAATTGTGGGTGTGCCCGCAATGCCAAACTGAGGAAGTCGCATGATGACGAAGATATACGAGTGTCCACGTTGTTATCACAAACACATTGAGTTTGTACGGTCAAGGCCAAGATGCAGAATTTGCAGCTGCCCAACCTACAGCCAAAAGATGTCGGTGATCGCTTGGATAAATTGATTCCATGTTCGAACAGGAATAGAACGACAATTAAATGTCGCAGGAAATGTTGTCGTCGATCTGTTCAGACGAAAGAGCCATCGTCGTCGGTCCAACTCTACCTCTCTGGTACGGTTGTAAATTGTAGCCGTGGTTGTTGTGAGCAAGTGCCAGGCACCCCCTACAGGTGTCTACTCAGCACCACCACCTCGGATTGAATCTACCGCCGAGCGTAGCGAGGTAGAACAGTCGAAAAGTGAAGGGGGGGGCTAAGACCCCCCTGAACGTCTTGAGACGGTTTGGACAATCTTAACGGGCTGATCGTCGAGTTAACAACCGACGGAGACCCGGAGAGGAGCGGCAGCGACGATATGATGAGGGCCCTCGCCGGCCCGAAGCATTGCAACAGCAAACCGGCGATTTTGCGCACAACCGTGCGAAAAGTCTATGGGCCTCAGTTGCCGGTAGAAGGCAAAGAAGATGCGAAGTGATGGCTGAACAACCCGTCCGTAGCAGCTTATGAATCGGGGAGAACGTAGTGGTGGCGGTGAATTGCGAAGAATGAGTAAGAGGGGCAAATAAAACCGAAGAATTATTAATGATGAGGTTTTAGGGGTCTTTATGGCCGCAGCAAAAAAGACAGCAATGACCAAGAAATCTTCTGGGAAGCGCAAGAAAACTTCGAAGAAATTACAACCGGCAGTTCGATACCTTCGGTATGAATTGACGAATAGTGCTACTCCTGGTACAGAGACGTCGCACTTTGTGGACTTGGCCCGTGATTTATCTGCGATCAACCGCAGATTGATGAGGCAAGGACGCCACTATCACATCCGTCGAGTGACTGTTGTCACTAAGAATACCCCGAATGTTACAGCGTTTGACCCTGGAACTACTCTTTCGGGCGGACGTGTTAGCGTTTCTACCATTCCTGAATCGTGGGTTACGATCGGGGCATGGAAGAGAGGCTTTTCTTTATTCACCGAGATGCACAAGCGTTCGAACGCTGCTGTACCTGGTGACATACGAGGAAAGTGGGCTGATTTCAAGGTCAATATGACCACAGATTTCAGAACGGCAACCAAATTGGTCCCTTTGGATAACGGGGGCAATGCGGTGGCGCTGGGCGAATGGAACTACTCGACTCTGGTAACACCAGATGGAACGACGAGTAGTGATGAATTTGAACTGCAGATGCTCGGTGCTCACACCGGAAGCGTTGGTGGTCGGGCAAGTGTCGGACTCGTGAAGAGTTTTGGCGAATCTCGACCGACCGTAGGTACTGATCCTACAGTCCCAACCACCGTGAGTGACGATCCGTTGACGAACATGTTTGACTACGGCACTATTGATGACGAGGTTATTACCATTACTTTTGCAGAGGGTGACAACCCTCCATATTCTATTACCGATTACTGCGGGGATGATACGAATATGTCCAAGCCATTAGTAGTCCAGGACGGAGTTATTTCGGATGGACGTCTTACTTTTGGCGGATTTACTGCAATGTGTGGAATGCTTGAGTTCGAAAGCACTTCACCAGTTGCTGAAGATGTTTATTCAGTCCTCGTGGAACTTGCTCCTGGTAAGTACCGAGGCATTAAGGCGGACGTGATCTGATGGCATCGCCAGACACCGCAGCCACCGCTGTAATTGAGAACGCTGTAGATGCGACTAAAGCTGCATCGCTTTTGTCACACATCGTGGAACGACGACTTGAGTATCTTATTGGTACTCTGGTCGCCCATCAACTTGGTCTCTTAGATCAAGTGATAACTTATGGTTCTGGCATGTGTTGATGTATACAAAGCCATTATATATGGTGTATACATAGGAGTGTCATGGACGGAAACCCGACATGGACAGACGCAATACCAGATGAATGTATAGAAGAAATGGTTAGTCAAGATTTGGCTGAGTATTTTCACTTAATGAGTGCAGGCGATTTACAACAGCATCACTGTTGGAAAGAAGGCATCGTATACACTTCACTGGAAGACTGGATAGAAGAAGAGGTCGATGACCAATGAAGCTATACTGGCGATATAAGAAAGATGGCGCTTGGACTTGGAAAGCGGCGGATGCAAGGTGTCCTTGCTGTGGTGAAACCGCATGGAATATGATATGTGATATTCCAGAAGAGGAGGAATGACGATGGTTGGTCATTGGATACGATGTCAACATTGTAACGAGGAAAGTTTGACAGCAACGTCGCTTGTACAAAACGGCTGCTGTTTCCATTGTTACATGAAAGGTAAAGGGCCAGGTGAATTGC